AGAAAGAGACGCTGAACTATTCACTAACAAACTAACTGCTCTTCTATTCCCTGAGGAAAAAACACAGAACATGGAAGACAACTTAGAACTACAAGAAATTCTGATTGATAAATGGTGCGAAGAAAAAACAACACCAAGAACAATCAAATGTGGTTTCTATGGTTGTGGTGCAACTTTTCCAATCTCAGTTTTGGAAGATACAGATTTTTGTCCAGAGTGCGAAGAGCCTTTTGATCTATAACCTAAAAATACCAAACAAACCAAAAGGGCAGTATTTTACTGCTCTTTTTTTAGTTCACGATTAGTGAAACATTTTTTAAGGGCTATTTTAAGCCCATACAGAGAGTTTAAGTGTTTTTATATATGATTTACCCTAGATAAAAGTTTGATAGTTTTTGAACTCTGATAAAGGTTACAGAGGTGTTATATAGGCATCTATTAATATATACTAATATCATTAGGTAACTCTAAGTAAATTAATGCTTGACCTGATATGTGGTTGTGGTAATGAAGAGTGTGGTTTTTTTTAGCGATTGCGAAAGAGACCACGAAGACACGCTAGGTTGCGAAGTTCCAACACAAAAGAGTGATTGAATGTTGGGTCTCTGAAATGAGATTAAAGGCATTGTCGTTATAGTCCGACATTTTAACCTCTCCCTGATTGATGAGAAGATTTTAGGTGGCAAAGTTTTTAGAAAAAATCACGAGGTTAATACTGATAAGGAAATGTGTGTTTCCTCTGATGATTGCGAAAGCATGAAATCAGCTAACCTTAATTCATGGAGTTTTTATGCCAAAAGATTATGGTCAATTTGACGAAAGCATATGTGATCTTGCAAATGAGATTACATATGAAATATCACAACTTGTTAGAGAAAAGTTGACTGAACTTAACAAGAATAATGCCCATCTAAGTTCTAATACTTATGTTCAATATAATGTTAATTCAGATGAACTTGACATTGCAGTTAATCAATTCTGCAAAGTTGGAGATGTAATAGATGCTATATCTATTGTGCCAATTTATTTCATAGAGCCGAGATTTGGTGGACAAGTTCCAAATATAAAGAAATAGCATAACAATCTAAATGGGGAGTTAGCACTCCCCTTTATTTAATCAATAGGAGTTTTTATGAGAAATTTAAATAAAGATGAAATAAAGTTATTAAGATTATTAAGTGATACATACAATTTTCTTAATGTTTCTGATGTATCTGCAGACAAGTATAACATGAAAGATTATTCAAAATTAAATTACATAAATGCAAAACACGTTAATGATCTGCCAAGTTCGTTAGTGTGCAAGTGCAATAACATTGCTGAAATTATGAGGAGTGTAATTGACGATAATGAAATGTATGAATGGTTTGCAAGAATTGATTTTGATTTAGATCAGTTAGTTAGAGCAATGCATACAATTAACCATGATAAGCAAACATATATGCCAGAGGAGTTATTATGAAATTTTTAAAGTATACAAATATTCAAGGTTGGTTGCATGAGTTCGCAACAGACAACCTCAGTCTAGATAGCCTAAAAGATATCGTTTATCGTCAAGGCTATAATTTATATCAGATAAAGTTTATCAAAAAATTTGAGGTGGAGGTTATGGTAACCTCAAACACCACAAACAAAATTTATAAAATTAAAAATTAGGAGAAACCATGAAAGATACAATCAAGATTGAGATTAGGTCTCACTATGGAAAACAACATTTTTATCCCATGTGTCCTAATGGGAAGTTGTTTTCTGAAATAGCAGAAACAAAGACTTTAACATTGGAAGTTTTAAAAAGAATTTCAAAAATAGGTTTCCAAGTTGAAGTAGTTAATCAAACAACAATAGAGGGTTTATAATAACCAATAGAAAGGGAGTGCTATGCACAAAGAAAAGAAGTTGTCTGCGAACTTATCAGCAGAAAATATTGAAAGACTTGCTAAGACAGAGGGAGAATTTCAAAAATTAAAAGACAATCGTGCTGAAGATTATCAATCAATCCAAGAGAAAAAGTTGGATCAATATGCAACATTGATATCCCATATCAAGCCTATCTGGAAATCAAATAAGACTGATAGCAATAATCTTGGAAGACAAGATGGAATAGATATGAGAACAGATCTTATAACTGATGTTGGAATGAGCCAGTCCAACGCTAAGGTTTTATATGAAAAGTCTGTGCAGTTTGTCGCTAAGTTTGAAGATGAAATCCCTACTCAGGCAACACCTGATAGTGTTTTGCAAGTGTTCGCACAAAAATCTATCAAGTCTCAGAATGATTTAAAAAAATCTGTGTCTGAAGAAAAAGATCAGGATCTTGCAGAACAAATATCAAGAAAGTTATTTGGCAAAACCAAGATACAAAAAGTCAAACAAGAAGATGGCACAACCATTGAGGAAGAAGTCTACATTCCAACAGACCTAGATGCAGATAAGGTGCAGAAAGTGTGGGAAGTTTTACAAGACAAAAGAAGAGAAAGACTTGCTCATGATACGGCATCTGCTGATGCACAGAAAAAGACTTCTGAAGATAACGACATTGCTAACAGAATAGATCAGGCATTAGCAAGTTAATCAAATGCACAAAGTAAGGCAGAAACTCTCTGCCTTATCTTGTTTATTTGAAACTTAACAGAGGAGAAAATATGAATAAACATAAACAAATAATCAATTTTGCCAGAGGCAAGATTGTATCAGGAACTTTCACTAAATTAGATGGAAGTATTAGAGAATTTTGGGGAGTGTTAAAGCATGAGCCAAGAGACAAAGACTACCTAGTTACAACCTATGATTTTAGAAAGAAAGAATATCGTAGGTTTAGACTAGATCAAGGCAACATTAAATTAGTTGTTGCAAATAAAACTTTTAACATTCGTAACCAATAGGAGATATTATGCGAATAAATACTGCTGAGAAGATAATCACAAAATCAATCAAAGAAACTAAAGACAGAAAAAATGGCGAACTTCCAATATGCCCTTTTGTCTTGGGTGCAATGGGTATAGGTAAAACTCATTTAGTTAAACAAGTTGCAGATAATTTGAATATGTTTCTTGTAACAACCAACCTTGCTCAATATGAGCCATCAGATATTGGTGGTATGCAAATGCCTGATGGGGATAACATGAAAGTGTTAAAACCAAAATGGTTGCTTAGTGAAGACCAAAGATCAGACAAGATCAAAGAGGGTTTTGATGGAGTTATGTATTTCTTTGATGAACTGCCTCAAGCACCAATATTGAACATGAACATATTTGCAACAATCTCTGACGAATATAGAGTTGGGGAATATAAAGTTCCTATGGGAGATGTTGTCTTGTGTGCTGGGAATAGAATGTCTGACAGATCAGGCACAAATCAAATGCCAATGCATTTAAAGGATAGGATCACAACAATAGAAGTTGAGCCTAACTTAGATGATTGGTGCAAGTATGCTAGTTCAAAAGGCATAGACCATAGAATAATATCTTGGTTAAGATTTAAGCCTGAGTTTCTACACAAGTTTGATCGTGATGCTAATGCTTTCCCTACTCCAAGATCTCATGAGAGAGTTAGTCAGATCTTATCTTGGGAGTTAGATGAAGACACAATGTATCATGCAGTCTCTTGTCAGATTGGCGAAAGTGCTAGTGCAAACTTGTTTACTCACATTCGTATTCACGATAGATGCCCTAACCTAGATGATATCGTAAAAGATCCAGATGGTGTTGTAGTTCCTGAGGAGATGGCGATTGCTTTTGCTACAACCTCAGGTCTTGTTAGCAAAGTTAATGATGGCAACATGGCAAATATCTTGAAGTATGTATCAAGAATGTCAGGGGAGTTCCTTGCTTGTTTTGTTAAAGATGCAGTTGCTAAGAATAGGGAGTTCTTGCAAAACAAGGCATTGAGATATGAACTTTCATCTAATGGGAAACTTAAAGAACTCGTATTATAGGAGAAAAAATGAGAACTTTAGAAAACAAAATATCAAGGTCTAACATTAGACTGATGGTAGACAAAGTGAGAAAGGGTTGGGGTTTTTATGCCTCAATCCTTTTTAAAATGGATATGATTAAGGATAACGATATCCCAACAATGGCAACAGATGGAGATAAAATATTTTATAATCCTGAGTGGTCAGACACATTAACTGAGGAAGAGTTAGACTTTGTTAGATGTCATGAGGGTATGCATAGAGTTTTAAGGCATCATCTCAGGACAAAAGACAGAGACAAAAGATTGTGGAATATTGCCACAGACTTTGCCATTAACTCTATCTTAAAAAAGTCAGGTATGACCATGCCTAAAGATGGTCTGTTTGATCCAAAATACGACAACATGAGTGCTGAAAAGATTTATGCATTACTTGAAAAAGAAATGGACAAATCGCCTCAATGTTCTTGGGGAAACATTATACCTAAAGACAAGACAGAAGATGAAACCAGAGTTGAAGAAAGTATAATTATGCAAGAAACAACAATGGCATTACAGAATGTGAAAGACATTGGCAGTCTTCCTAGTGATATAAAAGATCTTATCCAAGAAATGGAAAGGTCTCAGGTTGATTGGTCTTCTGTTATAAGAAGAGTTGTTGGAGGAGATCAGCCTGAAGACTATACATTCAGGAGACCAAACAGAAGATCACTACATTGTTTTGATATGTTTATGCCAAGCACATTAAAACTTGGTTGTGGAGATGTTGTTGTTTGGGTTGATACCTCTGGATCAGTATCTAATAAGGAACTCTCCCATGCTCTGGGGGAGATCAATGCTATATCTGAGGATATGCAACCTAACTCAGTAACTATTTTCTATGCTGATACCGATATACAAAAAACAGAAAGGTATGAGAAAGGAGATATTATTGAGAATTTAAACGTAAAGGGAAGAGGGGGAACTGATCCCATGTGTGTATTTAAACACATTGAAGATAACGACATGAATGTAGATAGCATGGTTTGTATAACTGATATGGGTTTTTACAAGTTTCCTGAGAATGTTGATTATCCTTTGTTGTGGGTATCAACAGATCTAAGAGCCAACGTGCCACCTATTGGGGAAATTACTTTCCTCAAGGTGGCATAGCCACAAGTTAATAATAACTTTTATATGATAGTAGTTTAAGGAGTTACCAAATGAATATAATAAAATTATCTAATGTAATGAAACAGATTGAGAATAATGGAAACAAGGCAATGTCCACCCATCTTTTTCATTATAATGTAGCGAAGAAAAATATTGAGATGTTGAGACATTTTAAAAACATTTATGGAATATCAGGAGAGCAGATGAAACATCTGGTAGAATATGAAAAAACTGGTTTTAGTAATCAAGATCAGTATGGATATCCGAACTCTACTGCATCTGCTAAAAGAGATGATGTTACAAAAGCAGTTAGCGTTATTAGTGGAATTATTGAGTATCAAGATAGAACTTATTTCACTCATTATACTGATTTATTAAAATCTATATTTACATATAGGAAACACGCTAAAAGAAATAGTCTATTAGATCCTAGTTTTAAAAATCCATCTAACATTGTGGATAAATGGGCAGTATTATCTGCTAAGGTCTGCTATGAATGGTGGAGAGACAACCACCAAAGGTCTACAATTCACATTGGTGTTCAAGGCTATGATATGCATAAAGAAATACAAGCAATATCAAGAGTTCATGCTGATAAACCTTTTATAATTAAGGAAAAAAATCACGTTGTTGTAGATAACTATTATACAATTCAACCTGATTGTTATGATAGCCAATGGACTAAGGAAAACAGAATTGCCATTCCACCTTTATGGTATAACTCAATCTACAGACATGGCATGGCAAGTGTAGTTTATAAAAGTAGACCATGTATGGTTATTAGAGCAAAGCCTAGACCAGTTCAAAGGTTAAAGGATAAAGGCATAGATGTTTTTATTGCTGATGTTGTTTCTTGTAAAAATTCAGTTATTGAACTTATCCAAAATTTATACTTGGTCGTATACAAAACCAAGAAATGGAAGAAACATGAAAGTGGAGAACAATATGCAATGACCACTTCACAGAAAAGAATTTTTGCACCAAATAAGTTTGACGTTATGGGCGAATGTTTAGTTGCTTGTAATGAAAATCTTAAAATTGCAGAGAACACCATTAATGGAAGATTAATGGGTGGCATAACCAAAGCCTTAGATATTTAGGGAGTTGTTATGCAGAGTGAAAAAACGAACTTCAGTCATAGAGGGTTTTGTTACCATCATAAATTCAATATGACTGAAGATGGTAGGATAATTTTTCAGCACGATATAACTAAGAAAAATGAGCCTAGTAATGTTGTCTTTGTTTATTGGGGAATTACAGATAGACCATTAAATGAAGATGAATTTAAATCTTATGTAGATCAAATGATTAGAGTAACAGAAAGTGGGTATTAAATGAGTAAAATAAAAACTTGGGTGGAATTGCCACCAGAAAAATTAACATGGTCAGAGGCTATGTTAGAAATTGAGGGAGTAGTAAATGAAGAGGTCAGCAGATTGGCAAAAAAAAGAACAAACCAATCTACTGAGTTAGCATTGCTATTAAACAAATCATTACAAATAATTAAGAGGGGATATTAATATGCCAATGTGTGAATTACTAACTATGCTTTACAAATTGAGATATGATGTTGAAAAGCAAAATGGAACTCATTACGACCATATGAGAAGTCTGGATAAAATGATACAGATTGTTAAGCCTTATGCAGACCAAGAAAATAATAATGAAAAACATTCAGAGGAGTTATTTGATGAACTATCTAATTGATTTCGTAACTTGTTTATTAATGTTTATAATAATAATTGGCACAATATATGTTGTGCCATTTTAAGAATTGAGGGAAAGCACACTCCTCTGTGAGTGGGTGGACAAGTTCCTCTCTCAATGCCATGTATCTCTAGTCATAATATGCCCTCATAAATTTATTACATATTATGGTATGAGCAAATCTGTGGTGCTTTTTAAATCATAAGACAGAAAATATATGGAAACTTGTCATTTTTATCTCGTTTTAAGAGCCATACAGAGGTGTTAATATAGTCTCATGTGTCATTGCACCTGAGAATATTAATTCTTTTGTGTGGCTATTTAAATTTAATTATGGAGAATATATGAAAAAACTTATGGAAGACATTATTGAAGATGTATCAAGTATGTCTGTTGACGAATTTCAGACTGCTTGTGAAGATAATAAAATAGAGTGCAATGTAATAGACGAACTTGTTTATGAGTTAGCACAATGTTTAAAACAAAAAAAATTGGAGAAATGATATGATTAATTTAATATTAAACCACTCTAAGTTAATTGTTGGTATATGTGTAATCTTATTTGGGATAGCAACAATACCAGTATCACTAATGATTATAGACACCTCAGAAACCAACATAGATAAAGCAAATATATTTGATTATTTTATATGGTTTACTGGTTGTGTTGTCCTGCTATCTGGAGTTTTGTTTGCATTATTTGGAACTTCTATAATAGAGGACTATGCAAGAAATAAAAGTTATCGTTAACTTCTAGGAGTTTTAGTTATGCTTTTAATAATGACTTATCCTTATTTTCTTTATGTAATATTTGGAGTTGTAGTGTTTTTCACTTCATTAGTTTTCATTGGGAAAATAGTCAAATACAATCCATTGGTTTATATATGGCTATCTTGTTTTGCACTAGGACATAGTTTGATTTTGTATGGTGCGAAAGAATTGCTTTTTTACTATGGATAAATGTTTAAGGGGAGTGAAGAACTCCCCTTAAATTTGTAGCCTATGTGAGTTGCCTCAAGTTATAAGTATTCTTATACAAGTTTTATGTCAACCATTATTCCACATTTCGTAAAACTCGTCTATTATCGTAGATAGAGTTCCCACCTTATTTTCATCTTTTATCCATTCCTTTTCTTTTTCAGACAAACTTTTATTTTCAATTAATTTCATAAGCACTTCTTTATAGATCCTATCCAATTTAGAGGTAACATATTTTATACACCCAACAACTTTCTGTCGGCGTACATTCCCCCCACCATCAAATCTTGAACTTTTAACTTTAGGCTCAAAACTCATTGCCTTAACTCCCACCAGTCCTGACACATTAAAATCTGATTGAAGTCTCTCTATAACTTTGTAATGGGAAAGCATGATAGTATCGTTGAGTAATAACGTATCTAGGATCGTTTGATTAACAACCCTCATTCTTACTGCATTAGTGTTTCCAATGAACTCAGGTTTAAGTTCCTTATTATGATGCAAGTAAGTTTTTTTAGAATGGAATTTCGTCTTCATCTTTGTCTGATCCATTAGATTTATACTTTTCCTCATGTGAAGTGGGCATAAGCATTTTATCCCTCTCGTAAAACTTTCCCATAGTCTCGTAGGTAGTCGTTACCTTGTCAAACAAAAGACTGCACTCCCCAATAGTTCCAACCCAAGCAAACCTACATTTCCATATTATAACTTCACTAACATTAGATCCTGATGGGTTAGGTCTATGTATCGTCAATCCAATATCTGCTTTTGCAAACCATGATGCACTTCCTGAGATATCATATCCTTTTGGTGGTGGAGTAGACCCATCATCTCTTCGCATCATTTTAGTTGGGTGGGCAACAAACCAAATGTGAATACTATGTGCCTGAGCAAAAACCCTTAACTTTGTAAGCATTTCACTTATCCAGTCTGTCTCTGAAGTATTTGGGTCTCTAGCAATATAATTGTATGGATCTATGATAACACCTCTTATGCCATGCCTCATAACTGCCACTTTCATTCTTTCAATTATGCTATCTAAAGAGGACAAAGATCCATCTGCCTGATACAAAAAACTAAAATGTTTTTGCACAAAATCCTTGCCCTTTTTTAAATCATCTTCATCTAATCGGGGTGTTGCACCATCAAAAAATGGTTTTTTTAAATACTTACTAATTAATTTTGCTATGTGTATTCTTGGCTCATTCTCAAAAGAGCAAATGCCAAACTTCCATTTTTTTTCTTTGGCTATGTTTACCATGACCTGATCTATGAATTCAGACTTTCCACTTGATGGGTGTCCAGTTACAACAGATAACTGACCCTCTACAATAGTGTATATTTCGTCAACCTCTTGATATCCTGTAGAAACACCTGTGCCTATGCCTTTCTCATATATATCGTCAACCTCTTCATAAAAATGTGAGGCATCATATAATCCTGATACTGGATATGGAACTGGTTTCGTGGCTATCTCGTCTAATTTATCAGCACCATGTTTTGTTAAAACCTCATTTGCATCTTTGCAGTCATCAGGGTATTCAATCTTCCAACATTTATCTTTCCCAACCCTACGAGCAATTTCTTCTGCCATAGCATTGCCTGATTTGTCGTTGTCCAATGCCAAAATTATTTTGTTGCACTTATCTAATTTGTTTTTTGCATTGTAAATAAACTTAAACTTTGTGTCTTCTTGTGGATCTATTTTCCCATCAGTTACTTTCATGACTGCACCATGAGGTATTGAAACCACTTGTTGTAAACCTATCTCCATAAAACTCAGACAATCAATTTCCCCCTCACAAATAATGACCCAATCTCTATCCTCAACATTGTCAATATTGTAAAAGTTTAATGCAGACCCATAACTAGAAAACCCTTTAAATGGGAAACTCCTAATCTTGGCATACTCTAGTTTGCCTTTGTTAAAATAAGGAAAAACAATACAATTCTCTTCCTTGTTAGTGCCTGATATAAATTGCCTTGTAGTTTTTATTCCTGATTTAATCGCAGTATCTTTTGATATTCCTCTGCTACTTAAATAATCTATTACATTTTTGTTGTCATTAATGTTATCCCAATTTTTTTCTACTACTTGGCTCAATGGCTCTCTCCTAATCAATCTTAAATTATTTTGTTTTATTTTGATTGCACCATCTTCTGCACAATGCCAACAATTATAAACAATTAAATTGTCTTCAACCTTTAAAGATAATGTTTGTAAATGTTTCTTTTTTCTAGTTCCTGAGCAGAAAGGACAAAACACTTTGTGCTGACCCAAACCCAGTCTAAGAGCATCAGATTTGATGCTATCACTAATTTGCATGATTACTCTCCATTTGCTACAAGAAAAAACATAATGCTAAAATAAACCATAATCAAGTCAAAAGTTAACTATAACTTATAAGTTCAATATTAGATAGAAGATCCTAAAAACAGCCTAAAACAAAAAGAACTTTAAAATTAAACTTTTATAAAATGCTCTCTTATATACTGGTATATACTAGATAATATACCAGTATATACTAATAATAATATACTATTACCAGTTAGAGTGATTTTGAATAAAATTTTTTAATTTATGACCTAAATATCTTCCAATGATAGGTTTGCTAGAAAGTATTTCGTAAATAGATTTTTTTACAACCTCTGCATTTAATTCTGCAAGATCGCATACTTGGGAGAAGTCTGCACCTAATATCCATTTCCCCACTTCAATCTTTTCTTTTGTAGTTCCTAAATAACTATCAGAAATCGCTTGGCACACTACATATCTCCATAGGCGTAACTCTGATGTGAACTCTAGGTCTCTCCCTATCCAGACCCCAGAATATATGTTTTTGTTTAACTTGTCTGTCATTAACATATATTTTCCCTTGCATACAATCCAAGATAACGCTTTCGTCTAAGTCAGGTCTTCTTGATTGATAATATATTTTTATCTCAACCTTTACATCTATTTCAATAAGTTTTTCTAAAACTGGACATTGGGCATCAAATAATTTTACATAATTTCTTGCTTTTTCTGATTTTATTACACCAAATCTTTTTCCAAAGTTTACGATTTTTCGGCTATTACTCTTAGATGCAGGTTCTCCATCTATAATAAATTTGGTGCTTGGATATATTTTGTTTGACATTGTGTTACCTAGTAATATATATGTGTATATAGCCTATGGAGAATTATATATGAAGATTACCAATAAATTTGGTTTGCCACAACCTTTTGTTGATTTTATAAAAAATGACAAGTATAGCAAGGGAGATGCAGATATATCTGTAACGTCTCTTATTGATAGTCCTAGAGTTTCTTTAATGAAACAAAAACACAAAGATGAAATAGAAATTGATGCAATAGATCAGATATGGTCTTTGTTTGGAACATCTGTTCATGCGATATTAGAAAGATCAGAAGACACTCAATTTTCAGAAACAGAGCAGAGATTGTATACTGATGTTGAGGGTTGGAAGTTATCAGGTGCAATAGACAGACAAGAGATAGATAAAAAAACTGGTTTAGTGGATATAGTTGATTACAAAGTTACTTCTGTTTGGTCTGTTATTTTTGGGAAGATAGAATGGGAGAGGCAGTTAAACCTTTACGCTTATCTGTGCGAAAAAAATTATCACCCAGTATTCACAGACTTTTCTGAGCAAAAAAAAGAAGTAAACAAATTAAACATTTGTGCAATTCTTCGTGATTGGAACAGACGAGAGGCAGAGCAAAAAGAGGGTTACCCAAAAACCCCCATTGTTTTAGTAGATATTCCTCTTTGGTCAAAAGAAGAAAGAGAAAGATATGTTAATGAAAGAATTAATCTACACCAAAATGCACAGATAAATTTTGACATGGGTGGAGATCTGCCACTTTGTTCAGATGAAGAAAGATGGAAAAAGAAAGACACTTGGGCAGTAAAGAAAAAAGGTCAGAAGAGAGCGATAAGAGTTTTAGAAAGTGAGAAAGATGCCATTGAGTATATTAATTGGCATGAGAAAACTGATAATGCTTATACACCCAAATACAATGGTGGGTATGAGATAGAATTTCGTCAAGGCGAATATAATAGGTGCAAGGGAAACTATTGTTCTGTTGCACAATTTTGCGATCAATTTAAAGGAGAGAAAAATGACTAGCAAAGAAAAAACCAAAGAACTAATGAAACAATTAGAAAAAAGTAAACTTAAAAGAGCAAGGACAAAAAAAGGTAGGTTTGTTGCAGATGACCCAAGCACCCCAGAAAATGAGGCGTTTGTGAAGTCAGGCGTTCCTATAAATCATATTAAAGAGGCTACTAACAAGGCACAAAAATCAAAGCAAGATTTCTTTTTAGTATCTTGGTTAAGAAAATTATTTGGAGTTGAAAAATGAAAGAAGATTTATGTTATTTACCCACACAAGGTTTGTGTAAAATAAATGAAATTCTTGACGATAGTTTTTTCCCAAGCGATAGGAAAAATATATTAAGTCAAGAATTAGTTACTTATTCAAAAACAAGAAGTTCAGTTAAGAAAGTTACATTTAAAAGAACTTTTTTGGGAAATCGCCACACAGATAGCACTCATGTGGAAATATTTAGTAATGAGGATTGCCATGAATAAGAAACTTGATGAAAATATTGAAAAGATCATTAAAGAAATAGGTGTTCCCAAAGATCAAGCAGTATGGGATTGTCATGGAACTCCAGTTTTTAAACACAAGGCTCTGGAGAAAGTTGCAGTATCTAGGAATATAAAGTTTGATCCACCACAAGTATTAGAAAGCAATAGTAAAGAAAAGATTGTTTCTATACTGGTTAATGGGAGTATGGCAGACAAGTCTGAATGGTCTATTGGAGAGGCAAGTCCACATAATAATAAAAATAGTTATCCCTATGCTATGGCAGAAAAGAGAGCAAAGGATAGGGTTATACTGAAGTTAGTTGGTCTTCATGGAGATGTTTATGCTGAAGACGAGGCAGATAGTTTTAAAGAAGAAAGACCAGTTGAGGTAAAAGGTGGAACTGCTAAGAAAGAATTTGGCAATGAACTTGAAGACCTTGCAGAAAAAAACCCAATAGTTAAAGAAATAGTCAAAAATTTTCCTGACGCAAAGTTAGTTACTGATTTTGGAGATGAAAAAGATTTCTTTGATTTGGAAGATAATAAACAAAAGATATCTACAAAAGAAAAATTAGTAGAAGTTACAAAAGGTTTTATTGAAATTTATAAAAAAGATTATGACAAGGCAATAGAATTGTATGGAAAAAATAAACTTTTGTTTATGCAGTTACAAAAACTGCACAAGGAAACCTATGATGATCTCATGGGTTGGATTACAAAAAACACCATTAAAAAAGGAGAAAAATAATGGAAGAAAAAAAATATCCACCAAGTGGCTCTTTGTTTAGCAATGAGCAAAAAAGAAGTGAAAATTCGCCTGACTATAGTGGCTACTTAGAGATAGATGATGAAGTTTATGATGATCTGTTAAATCAGAAGTCAAAGAATTCTGAGAAAATAAGTATGTCCTTAGTTGGTTGGAAAAAGGTATCAAGAAATGGAAAGGCTTTTCTAAGGATTGTTGCCAACAAAAGAGAAGAAAAGAAACCTTTTTAGGAAAGTATAAAAATGGAAGACAAATCAAAAAATGATAGTAATGATAGTAGTATTGTTGCAGATAAGGTAAGAAGTCCTTATAAAAAAAAGATTAGAAGACCTACTAGAAGAGTTCATGATGGAGATTTTCTAGCCATTGATGAATTGTCTAAGTATCTTCATTTAAGCAAAATTTCCCATAATAACTGGTGGAAAGAGAAGTAAAAGGCTTTGGAAAAAAACAGATGTTTCTAAGTGGATTACAAGTCAGATTAACACTTCTGGAAGTGAAAGTTAACTTCTGTGGAATATAGACCTAGATATGAGACAGAAAAAGATTTGTCTAATGAGAGCAGTATTACTAATTTTGTATCTAAAAGATGGAATATAAATTTTAGTAAACTGCCCATATCTTATAAATTAGATTATGCAATGTATAGAAATAAATCGTTAATGGGTTTTTGTGAAGTTAAAGTTAGACAATGCAAAAAAAACGACTTTGAAACATACATATTGTCGCTTGACAAAGTTATACAAGCAAAACTATTAGCAACAACAACAAAAACAAAGTCTGTCCTTATAGTATCGTGGGTAGACAAAATGGGTTGGATTGACCTTAGAGATAAGTTTGTTTGTCGTGAGGGTGGCAGAACAGACAGAAATGATTGGCAAGATGTAGAGCCAGTATGTCATTTTAGAATTGACAGATTTAGAGATATAAAAATGTCTGATGGGTTGTTGAGTATATGAAAAAGCAAAACAGAGATTATCGTGATGGAGATTATAGATTTTCTATCTATTGCACCAATGAAAAATACATAAGAAGTGCAAGACTTCAAACGAAAAAAGAATTTGAGGGTAATGAATTAAAAGCAGATAGATATCATGTTGAGTTATTTAGAGGTATAGTTTCCCAAATTGATGCATATTGTTCGGTTTGTAAGGAAAAAGCAAATACTTTGGGAGACATAATACACTTTTCTTGCTCAATGATACCAGTATGCACAGATTGTTTTAACAAAAATCCATTTGAAATAAACACTACTTCTAGTGGTTTTATTGTTACTAGCCAAAAGATAGAAGATGATTTTAAAAAAATCGTTAATGAATTAGAAGAGGAAGAAAAATGAACGAAAATGTAAACAGACCAAAGCACTACAGAAAAGGTAAAGTTGAGTGTATAGATGCCATAAAATCTGCTACTGGAGATGGATATGAGTATTATCTTCAAGGCAATATATTAAAATATATATGGAGATATAAACATAAAAATTTATTAGAGGATTTGGAAAAAGGACAATGGTATTTAAAAGAATTAATTAAAATAAAAAAGGGGAAAAACAAATGAGTAAATTATCTATTGCAGAAATACAAGAAAAAATTAACGACATTGAAAGTAGTTACTATAAGGGAAATAGACAAAGTGAGGAATGGTGGAGAATTACTGGAGATGTTGACCAAAAAGATAGAAAACTTTGGACTTATTATAATAATCTTAAAATAAAAAAGGGGGAAAACAAATGAAATTAAAAAAATTTAGAGTTAGTGCCACAATGGATATTGGGTATACTGCTCTTGTTGAGGCAGAAAACGAAGACAAGGCTTGGGAAATTGCAAGAAACAATGACCTTGAAGATTGGAAACAATCAGATAATGGTCATGACTGGACAATAGAAAACATTTATGAGGAAAAGCAATGAAATCAATTATTAGTGAAGAAGATGTAGAAAAAGCAGTTGACTGGCTAAGGGATAATGTTGATGCATCTGCTAAGGCTAGAGCAACAAGAATATACTTAGAAGAATACAGAAAGTCATTAAAAGCACTACTTATGAGTAAATATCAAGATTTGTCTGTCTCTGCTCAAGAGAGAGAGGCTTATGCCCACCAAGATTATAGAGATCATCTTAAATCAATGCAAAATGCAATATATGAAGATGAAAGAATGAAGTTCTTTAGAGCATCTGCTGAAGTTAAAATTGAAGCGTGGAGAACTCAACAAGCGAATATCAGGGCGATTAAGTTATAAACTAAAACTCACACTTTCCTACTGGTTGATACTGCACCCAAGTAATGGATATGAAATAGACATTACGCAAATCGCCTAGAAAGTGGGGGTTTTTCAAACTTCTACTGGAGATTGTATAGATTACAGCTCAACTTGTTGTAAAATTTGCACCTAAATATCAAACTTTTATGAACGATAACTTTTATCCTGACTCTTTAAATCCTGTGCTACAAAAAATAACATTAAAATCATAAACTTCTATGACACATCTAGTGATCCGATTCGGCTGCCACGAAAAATAACATTAAAATCATGAACTTCTAGCGATATTTCTAAAAGTTAACTTTAACTTTTATCCTGCCTCTTTAAATCCTGCCGATCTCATTAATATCAAGCCTCTTCTCATGAGGTCGTTTATTCTTTCTCTTCTAATTCTAATAATGTTTTTCTTCATTTTTTCGTCTAGTCTAGGGTTTCTTTCAATCTCTCTTATCTGCCGTAATAAGCGATTTCTTGCATTATCTATTGCTTTTAGTCTTGGAATAATACTCAGTTGCTTTCTATTCGCTGCCAAAATATCGTTGATAGCGTCAATGTCTCCTGATCTTCTTGCTAAGTCAAATCTAGCTAATATAGTAAATGCATCTTTTCTGTTCTCTAAATAATTACTTACATCTTCTCTGTCGCTAGGAGAAGCTATAACCTTCCTTGCAAAAGGAATAGCTCTAGTAACCGAGCCTTGAAAATCCCCGTTGACAGCGTCAATGATATCAAATGGCGATTCTAAACTTCTTTGAACAAATCTTCCTGCACCACCAGTCATATAATCAAACCAAAACTCCATAACATCTGGAGATAAATCTACAAAACCACTCTCAACTTCATCTCCACCAGTAATCGTATTTAGCGAATTTGCTATTGTTTTAGCTATACCACTTGTGCTTGACCAATATGCTTGACTATTTGGTGTTGGTCTTGATGCAAACTGAGGCGACTCTTTAAAGATAGGATCTCCTTTGTAATCCTCGTTGATAGCCACGCTGACAAACGGATCAAGTACAGTAGGTGCTGCAAGGTTATAAAAATTATCAAATCCACCAAATGGACTTAAACTTTCAAATGCCGTACCAAAAATAGTTCTTGATGCTTGCCCTGCAGTGTATTCACCCCGGGCTGCTCTAGACATGGACCTCCCAAGGTTAACCGCTATGTTCATACCGTAAGCTAAAGGTATAGTTATAAATTTATCTTCTGCTAATCCAAATGTCGGTAACACTAAATTATGCTCTAGTATATATCTTGGAAGTTCATCGTAATCGTTAATACCATCTTCATCCTCATCCCCAGACAACATTGCGTTAATTGCATCTTGTGCCACACCATAAGCTATTAACCCAGCCCACACTTTTCTTACACGAGGCGATTTTACTGCTGCGTTTATAAGTGCCATGCTTCCTTGTAAAGATGCATTATAAAATAAATACCAAGAGTTTAAGAACTGCTTCTGTTCACCGCCCTTCGCAAAGTTTACGGTTATGTTCCTAGCCGCTTGAGCTGCGCGATCATCGGAGAAGCCACGTTTTTTTAATGCAGAAAAAGTAGCAACACGAACACCGTTTTCAACTGCTGTGTTATAATCATCAAGAAACTTACCTAATCCCATAAATCCTTTTTTAACTAATCCTAACTTACCTTTTTTACTATTATCAGCAACATCACTTAATATGCCATTAATTCTATTCATTTGATCTTGCAAATCATTCATTTGGTTAGTTGCGTTTTTACCACCAGCATTAACAAATTTTAAATATTCTTTTGCCCAAAAATTATCTACATCACCATCACGAAGATTTTTTGCTATTCCTTTAACAGCAGGTAATGCTCCCTTTAAAACCTCGCTAGTAATTCCTTTTGCATCATATTGTTGTATATTTACACCTGCTGTCTCAAGGTCTCTAGCAAAGTTTGGAATAACAAATGATGGATTATATGTTGTATTAATATTAGATAAATACCTGTTCAGCTTTCCAAGGGCCCTAGTAAAAGCGCCCACGCTATCAGGAGTCATGAAGCCTTTCATTGCTCTTGCTATTCTAGGATCTGTAAATGTTACATAAACATCTTTACCGTTTTCTCTTACGGTTAATACTTTGTCACGCATATCATTTGGTATTTCATCTTTTTTAAAATATACATGACTCAAATCTTGCATCTCACGCTTTAAGTTATCGTTAACTTCTACGCTTCCATCTTCAATGCCTCTTACAAGATTTAAATATGATTTTCCAACTTTATTTCTCTCAGCATCTGCTATTGACTTATTGTTTTGAGAAAAAAGACTAGCAACTATATTTTCAGCATAATAATCACTACCACCGCCTTCATCAGTTCTTATTCTTCCTAGTGCTTTTTTATCTGGTCTACCTATAGCACCAAATAAATTTCGTATTACAATGTTTTCTTTTCTTTCAACATTACTATTATCCTCTAATATTTCTTGCTCAAGTCCTAAATCACCTCGTAACGGAACATAATTATCATATATTTGTGTGTATTCATTGCCATCTTTATCAACAAATACCTCTGGTATTAAACCACCATCTTTTCTTTCTTGGTTAGTAATTTGAACTATATCTTGAGCAGATTTTATTATACTATTAATTTTTGTTTTTTCCGCATCAGGAAGTGCATCAACCCAAGCAAGTATTCTATTAGCTTCGTTGGTATGCATGCCAGATGCTTTGTCATTTTTTAAATAGTTGTTTCTTTCTTTAGCATGCGATGCGTAAAGGATGGCATCTGCAAGTGCCATTTTTTTACTAGGATATCTGCCATCTGCAGCAATTCGGTAAAACTTTGATCTTATTGCTAAATCATCTAACATTGAATCATTTACATTTAAAGAATCTATAGTTTTTACCATTGGCTCAAAGTTTTCTTTTTGAACTTTGTCTACCTTAGCTCCTGCAATACCGTGAAACAACTCCTCTCTCATATAAACATCTAAAGCATCAGTAATTTTAACACCAGCATCTCTAAGCCTGTCTATAAGAACTCCAACGGGTAAAAATCTATCTTGTGCTTGTATTAATAGGTTTTGAGCAGCTTCTCTTGCTTTATTTTCTTCAACTCTTCCTAAAGTTAATGCATAACCTAACTTGCCTAATATTTTAGATAAATTGTCATATCTAATTTTTTGCCTTGCCTCTTCAACCCCTCGAAGTGTAGCATCGCTGGTAGCCGTTTCTCCTTGAGTCATTGTAGGTGTAGCTCCTACAGCAGAATACTTATATAGTTTTTCTTCTGGATAAGAGGTTCTTATTACATATGTTCCAATTTTAAAAGTTTGACCATCAGAATCTAATGGTTGTCCAGCAGGAATAAACTTTAATGGTATAATTAATTTATGTCTTTTCGGACCTCTTGATGGCGTTTTATTAAACTCTAAGCGTAATCCAGTGGCTGTAGTGTCAACTATTTCTACGCCATTTTGTGCGCCTTTTGTTTGTTGAAAGTGCAGTTTAGCTAAATTATCAAACAATAACTCTTCTACAGAATTATATTTAAACACCTCTAACAATTCATCAGCATGGCTTTTATTTTTATCAGGTCTAATTGCATTAATATGTTTTTTACCATAACCGCTGTATAAAAATGCTTTACCCCTATTTATTTCTTCATGCTTTCCATCTACATGAAGTATTACTCTAGTTCTATTACCATCGTTTATAGCACCATAAGCATATCTAGACGCTTGGCTTCCTTTAGTTCCATATAATCCTGTTACTCTAGGAACTCCAATTAACGAAAACTTTTGCTCTTCTATAGTTTCGTTTAAAGGAGCAAGATCTTCTTGAGGCACTTCACTTAATGCATCATAATCCTCTATTTCGGCTTCTGTGTACTCTCTCTTTTCATGCCCGATATTTTGAGCAACCTCTCCAGTAGAGCTGAGAGATTCTCCTCCTTCGTTTCCGATATCATCGAGTCGTTCTCTGTAATCTGAGGGGAGTGTTTCCCTGATTCTTTCTTCATCTATTCCTCTCTTTCTTAAAAAATCTATTGCAGAATCCACATAATCATTGTCACTCCCAAGTCCGGGCCTAACTCCTATGCTTTTAAATAATCTTTTTTCTCCATACCAATGCGTAGCTTGAGCATCTGCTATAGTAACTGGTAAATTTATTCCTTTTTTTACTCTATTTCTATTTACTTGTTCTACAACTTTTGTATACAAATCACGAATAGCTTTTCTATGAGAAGGATTTTTAGGTTGCTCTTGCATTGTATCCGCTGAATTTTCAGCAAGTCTTTCAAATTTTTTAAAAAGTTCAGTTTTGTATTTGTTTAAAAATATTCTTGCTTTCTCTATGCCTTCTTTTTTTCTAAATGAAACATAGTCTTTTTGAAATGTATTATGAGCAAGAGTAGCAATTTCAGTAATATTAGATTCATTTACAATGTCTATACCCAAGTCATCTGTTACTATTTTTAATCTTTGTTTCTCATCTGCTGTTCCATTAGTTAATGCTCTTTGCACTTCATCTAATGACTCTCTCCTGTTTTTTTCAAGAGTTTTATCTGTTCTTTTTACAAAAGGGGTTCCTAGTGTTCTATTAATGGTTCTCATAAACCATCTATCCATAGTTAGGTATTCATAGTTACCTATAATATTTTGATAAAAAGCACCAATTTTACTGCCAAATATAAAAGAAAATGGCACAACTTCATCAACATTTTCATCAGAAATAACTGCTTTTTTACCTGTAACCGTTTCTAAACCTAAAATAACAGGATCATTTTCTATTTCTTTTTTTGATGCAGTTTTAGATAAAAATTCTTTTATTTGTAAATCTGATAAGCCTTTTTCTTTTAACAAATTATAAGACCCTAAAGCCTTAATCATACCAGCAGATTGCATCCCTTGATTGGATAAATTAAATTTACCTGTTTCAACCCAGTTATCCATATGAAGTTTTAAAGCCGTGCTTTGTCCTTTTACTGACTCACCATTAGAGGTTACAGCTAATAAAAAATCAAAAGCAGAATCTGCATTTTTGTCTTCTTTTATTATTGGTATATCTATAGCATATAATTTTTTAGCTACTTTAATCTTTTCATCATACCAACCGATTGCAGACTGATCCGCATCCAAAAATACTTCTAACTCTTGAGCCAATGCTTGTTTTGCTAACTCTCGTTCCTCTGGATTGTTAATATCTAATACAATATTTCCTCTTTGATCTTGAAACTTTCTTACTGCCTCTGTCATTTTAACAGAGCCTATAGGTGCTTGTTGTAAGAATTTTTTATCGTCATCAAGCAAATTAATTGCATTTATGTTTTCAGTAGTTAATCCTTTTACAGAAAACTTTTTTGTTCCTTGTGGCAATACCGCTACATCATCAAATATAGCCGCAACCATACCTAACTGTTGGCCAGTCCAATAACCAACAAAACCAGCATCTTTAATCTTTCTTTCCATTAATGTAGCAGATAACATGCCAATATCAGGATCTCCAGCCGCCTCTTTTGCAGCTTGTTTTCTATAGCCATTTGGATCTGCATCTAATGGATAAAGACGATTTACTTCTATTTTACCTTCATATGCATTATCCCCTACACCTACTTCTTTTCTATACCCACCATCTTCTCCAACATTTAAACCATAATAGTTTCTTGATGGATAAGTGCTTGGAAATGTTCTTCTTCTTCGTGTTTCTTGACCACGAATGTTAAAGTTAGTTCCTTGTTTATCTGGGGATATTACAGCTAGATTAGGTTCAAAAGAGTAGTGAGTTAATGTTACATATCCATCATTATCAACAGTAGGGTAATAACCTACCTCTTCTTTTATGTTTCTTTCTTGGCCTGCTTCAATTCTTGTTGGGCTAGAAATTCTGGATTTTTGCTCGGTTTCACGCTGATACCTTGTCTTTTTAAATTCTTCAGTAAGTTTTCGTATATTTGATTGACGCTCTGCTCTGCGTTTACCATCGTAAGTATTGGCTTCTTGTAATCCTTTGATTCCATCTTGTGTGTCCGTATACTCAAAGTTGTTTAAATTAAATATGCCTTCTTGTTCTGCAGCTTCTCCAATGTACAATGCATCAGCATAATCGTCAACAAGCATTGTTGCATCCAAATAAAACATTCCATCTGGACCAGTCCAACCGCCTGCAAATATTTTAGTTTTTGACAACTGAGACATAATATAAATATTTTCAGCAAACTGGTATAGTGTCTCTTCATTTAAGTCTTGAGGCTTAACCTTTATCTCTGCCGCTTTAACAGGAGCAACGGCTATACCTGAAGACATATCATCTAATGAATCTGGATCAACTGTAAACCCATCTGGATTATCTTTAATAATGCCTAATAATCTGTTATTTAATGGCTCTGGTTTTGCAAAACCTATGCTTGAGTATTTGTAATCTTGTTTTCTACCAAAGGTGGGATTTTTAGCCATAACAAGAGGGCCAATTTGCACGGCTCTATCAGCAGCTATAATTGGTTGTGTGGTTGTCCTGTCATAAAAATATGAATGTCTTTCTGGATCAAATCCAACTTGAACAAAAGATGGATCTAACATAGCAGATTGTGCTTCAGCAAATGCAGCTTCAGGAGTTGTTTTTTCTAATTTACCCTCTATTGTGGCAAATGGACCTTTCTGTGCGCCTGCTGCTATTCTAAGGCCTATTCTCTGGGCACCGGGTGTTGGCTCTAAAGAAACTCCATTTACAATAGCCACACTTTCATGAGATATTTTTCTATTATTTACATCATGAATAGTTGGAACCCAAACTCCTTTTTGAGTATATGCAGGAATATCAAGTCTTAATCTTACCGTTGTACCATTTTCTACATTTTGTAATTTATTTATAAATGGAACTTTATCTTTTGCCAAAGCCTCAGTCATACTCTCTGTTGTTGCAGGCTCTGGCACGGTTATATAAGGTATAATAGGTTTAAACTCATTTACTAACTTATCATACTCTGCATAATCTATTTTACCATCTTGTAAGTCTTGTGCTGCTTTTTCTAACTTAGGTAATCTTTGAGTTACATCTTTAAATGATTGTTTTATTCTTTCTATATTACCTTTTTCTGGAGCAATATAACCTGCAACAATACCAGCAGTGCTAAATTTTTTGTCACTTCTTATATTTTCGTTTCTGTCTCTTCTACCTATTTGCTTTTCTTCATTAGTAGTGCCAATATTTTCAAATATTTGCCCAGCCTCTGTAAACCCTTGTGATTGATGTGCAGTAAATATAGCTTTTATAAAGTTAACAATTTTTTGAAATATAGTTTTTGGTTTATTAGGCAATACCAATTTGCCATCTGCAAAGTCACGATACATTTCTGCAATAGCTTCTTCAATTTTACCATCAGAATCTAATTGAGGGTACATTTTAACAGCTCTTTCAGCATAACTGTATTGTCTAGTTACAGGTTTGCCGTCTATCATAACGACATATTTTGTTGATTGAGCAGCATTAACAAGTATTTTTTGCTCTTTATTTGTTAATACACCTAAATTAAACAAAGCATGTATTATCTCATGATTCATAACTGAAGCTAATTTTTGTTGTAAATCTGCTTCTGATAAACTTGGGTCATATATTTCCATAGCTAATCCTATGGTTTTATTAGAATAAAACCCTTCATTAACAGTGCCTGTAGCTATTTGTTGTTGTGGAGTTAGTCCTTCTTTAGCAAGTATATTTTGAAAATCTAACTTAACATCGCCTAATCCTATAGCAGATAAAGACTTTCTTAAAGCATCTTGAACTTTAGCAGACTTTGATTTGTATTCTTTAGTTTTTACATTTGCATTGTCAAATGCTACTTTTGCTTTTATTGGAGGAACTATTTGACTTGCTTTTAAAGCTGTTGTTCCAAGTTTTTTGTTTGATTCATTTGCTAAATTAATCGCTTGTTTAGATACAGCATCATAGTTTGTTACTAAGTCATTGATTTGACCATCTAAATCATCAACAGGTTGTTTGTTTTGTAACTTTTCTTTTCTTTGTTTATTTAAATTATTTCTTTCATTTAATATTTCTTTTGCTCTAGCTTTTAACTGTTCTGCTTTTATTGCAATATCTTGTTCAGTGGTTGTAGTTGGAACTAATTTTCCTTTTTGTTTTTTGATAACTTCATTTTGTATTAACTTATCTCTAATTCTATTTATTACAGATTGAGGTATAGTTTTTCTTTTTTTAGTTTTTAAAGCATTTCTTGCATTAGCCTGATTAAATTCGCCTTTTAATTTTACTTGATCTTTTACTTTATTATAGTCTGCATCATTTATATCTGCATCTAAGTCTTTTGCTCTATTTAAAGCAACTTCTAAATCTGCCTCAGAAAGAGTTTCATCCCTAAGAGTTGGCTGATAAACATCTGGTCTATTGTCTATAACTTCTTGTCTAATGTGATCTGGTAGCATTGACAATGTTAAAAATTTAGCTTCAGGATCAGATGGTTCAGTTATAACCTTTCCTTGTACATTTGGAGATGGCAAACCTCTATTTAAAAAGTTTTGCGCATTTTGATTCATGACCCCAGCTGATTCTTTTAAAGCTCTTTGATCCTCTTGTAGCTCTCCTGTTTTTGTAAGTTTTTTAGACTTATCACCACCTATGATATTACCTGTACTACTCACAGTACCACCAATAA